TTCCAATATAGTGCAAAAATTCTTGCCTATACTCGTAAATTTGATTGATAAACTGCTGCCGCCTATCCTCAAGCTGGTTGATAAACTGCTGCCGGTGCTTTCAAATCTTTTCGAGGGCGTGGCGGAGGCTATAGGGGAAATAATCGACCAAGTTTTACCGGTGCTTATAGACCTATTCGACGAGCTGGAGCCTATTTTTGACGAGTTTTGCGGCGAGCTTTTGCCCGTCATAGTGGACTTGTGGAAACAGCTTGCGCCGCCGATATTGCAGCTTGCAAAAAGTATCTTTCCGCTTTTGGTGGAAATCTTGCGCACGCTGCTGCCGATTGTATCAAAGTTAATTCAAGACGTCCTCCCCGTGCTGGTGAAATTGTTTGAAAAAATAATCCCAGTAGTGGGCGAGATTGTGCAAAAAATATTCCCGGTGCTGGTTGAGCTGCTGGAGGCGCTTTTGCCGCTTTTCTTTCAGCTAATCGACGCGGTGCTGCCTTTTGTGGTGCAGTTGTTTGACGCGCTTATCCCCGTGCTGCTTGAGATTGTGGACGCACTCCTCCCGGTGCTTGTGGCACTTATCGACGCGCTGCTGCCTATCCTTACAACGCTTATAGAATTGCTCAAGCCGATACTCGACTTATTTATCGCACTGCTTGAGCCGATACTTGAGCTTTTGATGTCAGCGCTCACGCCGCTGCTGGAATTGTTTACCGCAATTTTACAGCCGATACTTGACCTTATAATGCTGGCGCTCACGCCGCTGCTGGAACTTATCCAGCCGATTATCGACATTATTATGGCGCTTATGGATACGGCACTGCGTCCGCTTATGGACGTATTTAGTAATGTGTTCGGCGTCATTGTGGACACGGTAATGGTGGCTATCGGCTCCGTTACAGATATACTCGGCGGCATAATGGACTTTGTAAAAAACGTCTTTGCCGGAAACTGGAGCGGTGCGTGGGAAAGTATAAAAAACGTCTTTTCAAATATATGGGAGGGTATAAAGAACGTCGGAAAATCGGCGCTCAACGGGCTTATTTCGATATTTGAAACTGGCTTAAACGGCATAATCGGGTTTATCAACGGCATAACGCAAGGCGTATCAAAAATATGGGACTGGACGGGCATACCGAGCATACCGAAAATACCCGAGGTTAAAATCCCCCGCTTAAAGGTCGGCGCGGATTTCATACCGCAAGACTTTTTCCCGGCTTACCTTGATTACGGCGAGCGAGTGCTTACCGCAGAGGAAAATATCAAATTTAATCAGCTGGGAGGGCTCGAGGGTATGGAGCGAGCGCTCGGTGGCGCTGCGATAGCGAGAGCAGACAACAGCGGCGATATGCACGTGGTGGTACAGGGCGACGTCGAAATGGACGGTTTCAAGGTCGGCACCGTCGTTATGCGCAACATTGACGACGTTAAAAAATTTACCTAAAAGGAGGTGATAGCGTGATAATGGCTTATATCGGCGGCATAGCTTACAAGCTCGCCGCAGATTATACTATTTCAGAACAAGCCGCAAACAAAATCGCCTCCAATATCTCGGTGATACTTGACGCTGGGCAACCTATACCGCAAAGCGGCGAAATAATCGAGATACGCGACGACGACGTGGGCGAGGTGTACTTTTTAGGCGTATGCGGGATACCCAAAAGCCCGAAATACTCCAGCCCTTACGACGTCAAAACTTATTCTATTACGTGCAGCAACGCAAACGGCATACTTGCCCGGCGCGTGGTA